ATTGAATTTTTATTAACATTCTCAAAGCCATCATCAGTTTTCTCGCCTAAAAAGATATTTTCATCTTCCCTATCTAAAGATATAATAAAATCTCCATTTACTGGCTCTACAAGTACGTCGTTTATGTTTGCTACTATATCTTTACAATCTATATCTTCATTACTAAATGATTGATCTGCACTATTTATTGGCCTTGAATTAAATGCATTAGATGGAGTGTTTCCATTGGCGGTAACGCATTCAGGTGGGAGCTGAGTATAGGATTGAGCAAGCGGCAATACCTTGCTTGGATCAATATTTCCATCTGGCATCGCTTTTCCAACCACCATTCCTGCGATCATTGTCGGATCAAGACAAGTTTCGGATCCATCATCCATACTCATATTGCCATTTCCAGTGGAGCAGCTAAAGTTAAAGATTAACTCCATCATCTCAAGGAACATAAGCAATATGCCAATAATTGGCTCTAATACTTCAATTTCTGCATTTAAGCTAAAAATATGTTCATTTAAAGTTCTTTCTAGAGCTTTTATTGATGCATAATCTTTTTTCTTTATTGCATTATCTAGGGCTGTGATAACTTCATTTATGGCAATCATCCAACCAATTATTTTTACAAAAACACATTGCAATAGCTCTAGCAAGTGTAGTAGCAAATTTAGAAGCATTACTGGTATAGAAATTTGAGGAAGAAGTAGCAACAAGTCATAAAGACATGCAAATAACCTTACAACTGCTCTGGCAGTCTTCCATGGATTCATTAGTGCACATAATACATCAATTATACACATTATAATTTTTATTGGAATATAAAGAAGCTGCAAATTTCTTAAATTAAACTTTAACTCTGCAGTTAAGTGAAAAGATAAGTCACAAAAACTATTTATAAACTCTTTTGAAGTAGACGAAACATCCATTGTAAATTTAGTAAATTTTAATAAATATTTCTTAATTAAAGCTTTTAATTCTTTTATCTTTCCTTTTGCATATTCCGAAGCTCCACCAACCATTGATTCGGCCAACTCATCGACAAGTAACGATATATCTCCACCTATACCAAATCCGAGCCTTTTTGCCTCTCTATTTGCATTTGATATTCTAATTGTCTTACACGGATCAAACTTTGCCAACTCCTCCTTGGTAAATGATGGCACTATTATTCTTGATGTAACTTGCGTTCCGCTGAATCTAAGAGGACCAGTAATGTCAACCCGCTTATCGGCTATAAAAAATAGAGTATTTTCGTCTGTTCCACGCGTTGTTATATCTAACTTCTTTCCCTCAACAATGGCGAGGTCCTTTAGGTGCTTTCCTCCTGATCCAGCAGGAATCTTATCTGGATAGTAACGAGTTCCAGTATGATCCAGCACATATAACAACTCTGGAATATTAAATCTAATCCCTATAGCATTATCTACAATAGACTTTGCTGTTAGCTTATATCTTGTTCCATCTTCATTTGCCAAAAGTAAGTTGGGTGGGATTTTAGTTCCATTGCTTATAAATAGTGTAAATATATCTATAGAGTCAATTAATCCATTGCCACTTACACTTTCTGCTGATGGGCCCTTTACCGCAAGAGGATCTCCGCCGCCCAGTAACGCTCCCAAGTCTATGCCCTCAAGGGGGTTATCGACCGGAGGTGGTGGTGCGAAACTTCCTGAGGAACTTATTATATCAACTACTTCTTTCTTTTTTGCAGTTTTTGGATCTGGCTTACTTTCGGTCTTTATTATTCCTGCTGTTTTAGGTTTTGATGAATCAAATGTTTCGCCAGCTGTTATATCTAGGCTGGGGCTTATTCTTAGTGGATTTATTCCAATAATTGCCTTTTTTGATGCCCTTTTGAACTTAAAGCTCTCTAAGGATTGAGGTATTCTATCACTATCTAAAAATATAGTCCTTGGGTCAATACTTAGTGGCTTTATGCTTCCATATGGTAGGCTTTGGTTTCTATCTCTTATGGTTTTTTTCATCTCCTCTACAGTATTGGCTATTCTGAGGTCTTCACCATTATATATAACTCCATTTTCTGTAAAGCTTAAATCTTCAGAATTTTTAATCTCTATTGTGCAGCCACTATAAATAGAAGAGTCATATTCAACATCATACAGCGAATCCTCTACATGAACCTTTACGTCCGCCCATCCTCTATATACTGTCTCAATGTCTTCACAAACAATTAAAGCTCTTTTAGCATCGAGATCAAATATGTCGGTTTTGGTAGATACTTTATTTCCATTAACAGATATTTTATATTTAAAGTCTGGATTGTAATCATCAAAGATAACGCCAAGCCTAGATATGGTACTTCTCACAATTATTTGACTAGCCTTACTTTGATCTGTTGAAGTCCATACATCTGCATCAGATAATGTTTTTTTGTCTTTCTTAGTGAGCTTGGTTATTGAGTCACAATTTGTTACATAGCCCCCAATTTCACTTATCTTTGCAAAAGATCCAATTGCTGAGATGTTTGATATAAATGGAGAGTCCTTATCTCCACCAAGCCTTACTAGGGCATACTTTAGATAAAGTTGCGACTGTGTTATATCATTGGTACTGGTTATATCGGTGATTCTTTGAGAGCATACTATAAAATAAGCAAGTGATTCATTCTTGAGTCTAGAAAAGTTTAGATAAGAATAATTTCCTGGAAATGCTAGACTGCCCGCATCATTTGATGTAGCAATAAAGTCTCCCGTCTCACTCAGTTTAAATTCTATATTTTTAGCAATTTGAGCTCTAGTAATCCCTGTTCTTTGGGCATCGAAAAAATCAGATGTACCAGGAGTTTTTACCTCTATTATTTGAGAAGTAGTGGCAAAATCATATATTGGATTTGTATTTTCATCTTTTGAATTGCAAATCATTAAATAAGCATAAAGATTATTTTCTGGCTTTAAAATGCCTGATTTAGATGCTAACTTTATTTTTGCACTATTTCCGTCAGAAAGAACTGGAACATTATAAGCATAATGCATTCCCTCAGATGAGGTTGCCGAAGTAACCTTTTTGTAGCCATCTGGATAAATCTCTCCAAAGCGGTCTTCTATTATTAAAAAATCAGCCTTTTCATCTTTTGCCTCGCCCTTCTCTGTGCCTTCTGGAACTACTCTTAGCAAGTCTAGGCCTATTGGGTACGCTTTTCCGTTACCACCTATTAAGTCTATCTTTAAATCTGCTACATTTGTAAACAATCCAGTAAACTCACCCATATTTGCATCAAAGTCTACTCCGCTAAACTCTAAATGTTTTGGCGTTGTTTTTACAAGGTCAACGTCTGCTTCCGAAAAATATCTTATTCTTGACTGACTAAGATCATCATTATTAGTGAATTTTATTCCAGTAAGACCATCAAGATTCTCCCCTTTAATGACGAACCAGGGGTAGGTTGATCCCTTTGTTATTCTTTCTCCATCAAACTTAAACTCCAAGCCAAAATCTATATTTGAAGGAGGTCGTCTTCTTAGCTCTATTTGACTTTCCGCAACCTTGTGAATTTGTCCAGTTCTGTCGATTATATATGGTATCAACTTTATAGTTCCAAAGTCAGAAAACATATAAAGATCTTTTGATAAAAATCCAACACTAATATGCTTTAGCTTTGTCTTTGGATCCTCATATATAATCGGTGAACCAGTACTCTTAACCCATAATGCTGGAATAGACTTTGGCCAATTATAGTTATCGTTACCATTTTTTCTGATCGTAGTTGTATCGGTTAGGTCGATAAACGTTGGCCTGTTTGAAGACATGAGTGGACTAACTGCACAAAGTTTGTTTCTAAAATATTGCTCATCATTTTCGGCAATTTTAAACTCAGACTCTAAATCAGACTTACTTGTTAAAAATATATCAGGCCTATTCATTTCTCCTGCCAACATTCCTACGTCTGGAATTCCTGCGGGAGATAAATCAACAGTATTCGGATAGCCAAGATCTTTTATTAAAAATTTATTATTTCCAATTTCTATACTTGATCCATCTACAAACTTTGCAGTAACACCATCTTCTCCTGGAGAAAAAGCTTCTAGTTGCACTAGTTGATCTACAAGATTTTGAAATATAGCATATTGCTCTAACACTATAGATTCATCATCTGTTGCAACGAGTCCATAGTTTAAGGTTGGCAGCCTTCCTTTTAAAAATGGTTGCATCATATTTGGTGCTGAAAATATTTCTATATATTGATCACTTAAATTTAAAGAACTACTCTTAACTGGATTCTCAACAGGGATTGCTGGAGATAAAAATACCTGACAACCCCTTAATCTCGAACTTTGAAGTCCAGCAATGGCAAATTTTAAAGTAGATATTTCCGCACCACCATATGATAGATACTGCGAAGTTGGTAATGGCGCAAACCCAGTGCTAAAAGTAAGCTCATCGATGCTATACTGTGTTGTTTCAAGTTCAGTTTCTAGTGCATAATATGGAAATAGATCTTCTTTTACTCCTACGCTATAAAAATTTCTAGCCCTAGCATCACTGCCTCTAGTTGAAATATTTGGAGTTTTTATAAATAAACTATCTTTATAGGCAGTATAGTATCCCAAACTAGGAGGATTCGCTACTCTGCCTCTAAGTTGTGCTGGCGGTATATTAAATATTGGAAAAATTTCATTTATTATATCTCCAATCTCATCGTCAGACAGTGAACCTGGATTGCTCTTGTCTCTGTCTACTCTTAACTTAAGCTCTCCAAATGGCACTCCAGATGGCCCGGCAGCAAGCGCAAGATTATTCTGCTGCAACGAACCAATAGTATCTATCATGGAAAATACAACCTCTATTGGAACAAACTTAAATTTTCCAACAAGATCTAAATTCCTGTCTGCCGGATTTTCTTCGGCTTCTTTTAAAAGCTCTCTAAATACAACTTCGTCTTCAACATAGCTAACTCTCATTGCTGCAACTGGAACCCCTGATCCATTCCAGCTTAAATCCGGAAATGTATCTAGAGCTCTATTTGTTGCGATTCTAACTTGATTTATTTCAGGTATTAGCTCTTTTGCTATATCCGCATCAGAAGATAGGCTATTGAGGTAATCAGAGAACTTTTTTAGCGGAACTTGATATCCATCACTACCAATTTTTCTTTTATTCCCAGTTATTATCTTGGCGTCTAATCCTGTATCTCCATCAATAACCTCGGTTCTAGTTAAAATATCAGAATATCCTCCAACCTTAAATATGGCCCCTCCCCCAATCGGTATTGTTCTGCCCGTCCCCTTTGGGTAAATTATTGCCGTTGATACAGATGGCTTTGTATCGATGCTTTTTGGAGTAAAGCAGCTAACATTATACTCTAAATCATTTTCTGATTTTTCGTCAAGAGGACCTCTGACTATAGGTATGATTGATGGCTTTTTTTCTGACATTTAATATATCCGCTAACTCAAAATGAAAATAATTTTACTAAACTATATTACTGATTATTCAGTAAAAATTAATAGAGTTCATATATATTGTAATTCATATATATAAGCTAAAAAATATTGATTAAGCTGTTCCTCTTGCCTTATCTATCGTCCCCTGCACTCCGTCGAAAGTGGCAGTTGGAGTATTTTTTGAAACTGGGTCTTTCCCAACCGGCCTATCTGGCAGACCCCCTTCTCTAACCATCACTTTTGTTCCAGATAGGGTTAGCGTATTTGTTGCCTCAAGAAGAATGTCACCCTTATTTCTTATTAACATCTTTCCTCCAGAAGATCCCGCTATAACAAGCCCTTCAGAAGATATAGATATTATATAATCAGAGTTTATGCCAGGCTCTATACCTTCTTTTGTGAGTGATGTTCTCCTTTTGCCCTTAGCGGACATCACTCCTTTGTCTGTTACATTAACTCTTAAATCAAACCTTCCTGCATTCCACTCTTTCCCATTGTTTCCGCCAACATTTATGGCTAGATCTCCATCAGTTTGAACAATTGCACTTCTTCCAAACTTATCCATCCCAAACCAAGCAACCAGACTTCCGGCTGTATCGAGCATAATGCTTTTGCTATCTGCGCTATCTTTACCGACAGACATTTCTATAGACCCCTCTAGGTTTATATGAGCGCTTTTGCCCCCGGACTTAATAACTGGCCTAGAAGAATCTTCAATGTTTACGCTTTTACCATCTGCATCTTTTACTAAAAAGTTATTACCAAGCGGATTGTTTATAACCCCATCTGCCCTAGTTTCCTCCAACTCATAACTAACTCCGCTTACAACCGTACTTCCTCCGGTGCTAATTGCAGGTGGCTGTGGGAAAACGGTTACTGATGCGCAAGAAGTATGAGTTGGATAAGATTCAGATGTTCCATCTTTAGGGCTTGGAGAAACTCCAAGTCTCTCAAAACTTCTTGGCTTAGATTGAGCCCCTGATGTTACCGCGTATTCTGGATCAGTGCTGCTTGGTGGAATATAAATTTTGCTAATAGTATTTGCAATTAACATTTCTGCGGTCGCATACATATTATGATACTTAGTCGAACTAACTCTGACATAATCTGAATCGCCAGGAAAATACCCCCATTGATTCGAATATCTAACTCCCGTATCCCTTCTGTTCTTTCCTGAGCTAGTTTTTATCGGAAGTAAAACATTTCCATCATCATCTCTAAGTGTTACTGGTATTTCTTCCTCAACAGAGCTTATGTTTAGTGTGGTTCTTTCTCTGCCTGATTTATCTAAATTTGAGGATGTAGAGAATGGAATATTCCCAGTATTAGAACTAGCTGGTATATTTACTTTTAAAAGACCCTCTTTGTCAATTGCATAAGTAAAGTTAAACGGATTTGGTCCATCTGTTTCTCCCTCTGTATTTGTTGACATTTGAAAGTGATATCCTAGGCCTCTTCTAGTGATTCTCCTGGTCTCTTCAAACTTATTGCCACCCTCAGGCACCTTACCGCGAGGACCGCCATAAACTAATGGCATGTAATTTATATCAAGAGATGAACCATATCTATCAATAACGTTACCAGCTATAACCTCAATGAGTTGGTTTTTTCCAAGCGTTAATATTGATTTATCGTCATTTTCTTTTCTAATTTTATCATATTTTTGCTGAAGAACATCTAGGGCCTCATCAGAAAAAGCTTTCTTTGATTCATTCGCAACACCATCAAATGCCGCATACGGTGGAAACTCATTTATTACTTGCCTATATTCTGTGAGGGGAATGTTTCTAGGCTTAGATCCAATACTTTGATTCAAGCCATAGTTGCCAGGGAAAAGGCCCCTAGAATTTCCCTCTACCAATACTGATCCACCGAGATCATTATTTGGGCCATTTTCTATAGTTAGGCATGATGAACCATCAGCAAACCTATAAACTTCACCATGCCTAATAATAGATGCTGCAGAAGTATTTTCAAAAAAATGAGAGTATACTTTAAAAGATGACCTTGTGGAATCATTAGAATTAATATCTTTAAGATAAATGCCAGATCCATCGGGCTTAATGATGCTAAAGCCGCCATCATCAAGAAAGATATCTGCATCAGGGCCAGCGATTATTATATCTTCACCACTAGATACTGGCAACTTTGATGTTCCTGCAGGTATTGTGCTTTCTGCATCCGAATCTTGTATTTCTTGATACCTAGCTTTCTTAAACCCAATTATTAAAAATTCATCCGTATTGGTTACTCTGCACCCAAATGCTTTTTGTTTAACATATTTTTCTAAATTTAAAGATACTCCACAATCGCTTCCAAAAGTTATTGGAGCCAATATTGCTCTAAGCGGAGATGTTGGTGCTGCAGCTTCACTATCAAACTTTACCATTAAAGCTAACCCGTCATCTGAAACGCCAGTAACAGTTACCTGTCTAACTCCAAATTCTTTAAATACATTTCCGCCTATACTCATGTTTTATCCAAATATACTATCTAAAATTCTTTTTAATATTTAATATTCCAACCTCGATAATTTCTCTGTCATTACCGAAGACAACCTGAAGGTCTAACCACCCCTTTTGACTTGGGCCTCCAATTGGCAAAATTCCTGCCGCATCTTTCTTGGAGATCGTAGAGGATCCATCTTTAAATAATCCTGTTTGACGCCTATCAAAGCAACGCAATGTTCCTATTGCTCCCGCCTCTTCTCTTCTGTCAAGATAGACTACCTGTTCCATTATCCTGCTTTTGCTAACAGGAGTTACTGGAATATTATTAGGAAGTCTGATTCTTCCTGGATTTTCAAATAGCTTTCTGACTCTATCTATATTTTCTTCAGCAGCAGAAATTGCGCCAGAATCTTTTGAATCCTTAACAAACGCTCTTATTAAGAGATAGCTATTTGACATCATTGTGCCCATGATATCTATCATCATATTTGTAAATCTCACTTCATTATCTGAATTAGAAAGCACATCCTCCATAGATGCTCCTGATTCCGGCATAATCAAAGTGCAGTCAGGCGAAAGAGGTCTGTATGAATCGTCACCAGTACTACTCCTATATGTCATAATACTCTGTTCCATTATATTTTTAGAAACCTGCTGACCTATTACGTCGAGAGGGCTTGGTAGATAGGATCCTGGTGGATGACCATATGTTAGGCCCAGCCCTGTTGTAAAACTATTCCCCTGAGAAAAGTTATGGTTAACAGATTCTACATAATACAACAAGCCCTTCGAGGGAATATAGACCGTATCACCTGGCTGATAATATTCATTGCCAACAACGGTTACACTCCCTCGGTTTATGTTTGCTTTTGCTAGCTGCAATTTTAAAATTGCATATGGTCTAGCTTGAGATTCAGAGTCACTAATAAATGGAACATTTTCTACCTGAGCCTTATAGCCATACTGCCTCCATAAATCAAAGTCTGCTGCACCTGCCCAAAAGTACAAACTGTCAGTTGCATTATTCAGCTTTTGAGCTAAGCCAAGTGGCGCATTACCAGTCACGTCAATTCTAGTATACTGAGGAGGACTTTCTGTGAAAGACATTTGGGTAATATTGTGATCCTCTATTATAAACCTAGCTCCAGAGCCTGGGCCTAAAAGATTTCTCCTGTTGTCATCTATAAGATGATCATATATTGATCCGCCTAAACTATCACCCTTTATAGCGTCAATCGCACTTCCAAGACCCTCTGCAACCTTTTCTAGAGCGCCAATAGCACCGGCTAGCGGACCAGTTCTTTCAATGTCTGTATCTCTTGTAAATATTTCTTCAATTTTACTCAACTCTTCTTTTTTTGCAAGATTACTCTGCAAAATTCTAACCGACTTATCTCTTTGTGAAATTGCCTGTTTAAGCTTCTTTAATAGCCCATTATTATCTATTGATATTCCCTGCTTATCGGACTCTATAAATGAAAAGTCTTTAGCCTTAAAACCTTCGCTTTTATCTATTCCCAATCCAGCAGCTGGATCCCTGCCAAATTGTGCCATAAATGAATCTCGGATATTATTGAGATTTTGAACCGTTGAGTGTCCAGCCTGTCGCGCTGGCCTCTTACCAAATGCAGGTTTCCCATCATCAAAGTTTATCATAATGCCGTTAGCCTCTTGAAATATAAAATCTAAGTCGCCAAGTATGATATTCGTATTTCCAAACAAAACGTCCCCATCATTTTCTCTAGATGACGCCCTTAAGCTTAACCCATTTCCAGTTAAGTTCCCATCACTATCTAGCGATCCAAATGGAGTAAATGTTGCAGAGGTATTCTCTAAAGATAAAACTTTTTTATCTACATCAATTCCAAAAAAGTCCAGTGAATCTTCGCCCGTATTAAGCGGTGGAATATTAGGAATTAAAAATCTATCTGGGTACCTTCCCATAAGCAGCGCTATCAAGGCTATTTTAATATTTAAAGTATGTATCTCGATATATAAGTCATCTATTCTACTTTGAAACATTGATGTTATAAAGCCTGGAACAACTGGAGTTCCTTTTTGCTTTCCGCTTGCTATAGCATCTTCTAGTACAGTGTAAGGAACTTTATTCCACTGCGGAGGCCTAAATTCAAGATGCCCATTTGTATTACAGAAAAACTCCATATTTAAGTTTTGAACTGCAGCAGTCATTTGATCCATTGCACTGGTATAGCCTGCATCAAATAGCTTCCATCCGCTTTTATTTAAATTTAAAAGAAATGGTTTTAAATCAGTAGTATCATACTGGTCCGAAACAATGAACAAATTTCTATCTCTATTTAGTTTTACATCTTCAATTCTTCTTTGTGCGCCAACAAGCATTATTGCTTTATTAAAAGCTTGATCACTTGACATTCCGCCGCCGCTTATTCCGATATCTCCAAAAAGATTTAATGATAAGCTAACTTTTGACCCCTCATCAGTCACTATGGCATCCATGCCTATTTCTACCTGTTTTTTAATTGCCGCTTCGACCGACTTAGATTCAGTTTCTAAAGATCTTATAAGAATTGAATTTTCTGTTTGCTTGCTCTTTTTTAATTCGGCAATTCTTTTGTTTATACTTCTTCTTTTATTTTGTAACTTTTCAATTATCGAGTTTGTTTCTATCCTAATTTGTTGGCTTTGAAGACTTTTTTGGATAGATTCCTGATTCATCGTAATCATTCTATAGGGGCGAAAGTTGCCATAAAAGTTATTCTGATTCCTTATTGCATCTAATACCCCTGCAATTGGATCTTGAGCATTAAGCCCTGTAATTGATTTTTTTGTTATTGTATGGGCCTGCAAAGAGTTTTCAACAAATGTACTTACATTGTAAGGCTCCCCAACAACTAAGATACTTAATATATTCGCAATATCAAGATTTGTAAATATTTGCTCAGCTATAGTTAGTCCATAATGTTCCTGATTTATCTTCTCCTGTCGTACGCCTTCACCCGTTGGGTCTGTAGCCTGAAAGCCTGCTGTTGCGGTAAGTATTCCAGTTTTCCATCTATAAACAAATCCATTTGGATGCTGAATAACCCTTGTTCCAAATAGGGAGCCATCACCAGTAAATTGGCCCTGCATTAAGTTTTCTTCACTTGCGTTTTGGCCAGATAATATACCATTATCATATGACAAAAGACCTGATGCTAATAGTTTTTTATTCTCACTTAGTAAATCTTGCCTCTCATTATAGTTTATGCTTCCATCTTCATTTCTCTTATATTCAAACGGAGTTAGCGGATCTTCTAATATTCCCTTTTTATTCGCCAGCGCAGGTTGCTTACAAAATCTAGACCATCTCAACCACTCCATATTGTCAGAGCAGGATACTTTAAGCCCCCATGATCCACCGCTATAATCCTCTGAGGTTGTTGTTACTAGACCTCCAAATACATGCACTTTGCCAAAAGAAGCATCTGATTCTACTCTTATTTTTTTATACGCATCAAAACTAAGGCCGCCCTTGGTATATAGCTCTTTTTCAGCTTTTAAAATATTTTCATCTACTTCCAAATAACTAGTATCTATAGAGCTTACTGGAATCTTTTTGTTATCTATTTTACTATAGTCTTCAAACGTTCTATTGCCCCTTATGTAAAAATTAACACCATCTGCAGGATTTATAATAGGCTTGCCTAGATAAAATGTTCGCATTCTCTCTCTAATGTGACCAACATTTATATTGGCTTTTGCCAAGCCATCAACAACCCCTCTTAATACTCCAACATATTTATTTTTATTGGGCTCATACTTTGAATACATTCCATCTGAAAGTCTTGAAAAAATACCTGCAGTTCCATCCATAGCCTCCTCAATTGCCATCTCTATATCTTCATCTGATATATACATTATTCTATATGGATCTTCTATATCAATAGAAGCTGAGCTTGGGGCACTCTTTAGGTCACAATTTGTGGCAAATGATGAAAACATATTAAGTTCAATAGTTCCGGTTCCTGGCCCTATACCATAATTATCAATATTTGAAGGGTCAACTACCCATGTTGTAGTTAGATTGTCTTGGGCAAAAGCATTTCTTCTTATTAAATCTATTAACTCGCTATGCGTTTGCTCTAGTCTTGCAGCCCCAGGAAATGAAAAAACTGCAGACACAAGGTCAGAGAAAAACCCTCCAGCATGATTTGCGCTCTCCGCTCTTTGCTCAGCAATTGCCTCTAAATCGGACATTACTTGTGATAATAAATTTAGGCTATATTCTTGATATGTAGAGAAAAAATTTTCAAACTTTGTTAAAGACTCATAAAGCCTTATTTGCTCAACTTTCCCAGCAAAAAGTGCTTTTGTTGAACGCAATAACATTTTTTCTGTTGCATCCATCCATTGAACTTCATTAGACTCTTTTAGGGAAGAAAATTCTCTCTTTCTAATTAAGACGGTACCTTCCGGTGCCATACTCACTATGCTTCTTACTTCTGGCTCAAATAATCTTTTGTTACTTCCACCAATAGTAATTTTATATCCACCAGAATTTAATGACTGCTTTTGACCCTGAGAACTACTACTCAATGACGGAGAACCATCGGCATGGACAAATGCTGGATTGTCTCCAGCTATAATCCCTCGCATTGCTTCGTTTACAACTGATAATGCAAAATCTTTTAATTTTTGAGTGCTCATTTTAAACCTAACATAAAAATAAAATTACCTTCTCTTTAATGGCTGTTGACCCTTTTTTCTCTCTTCCTTTTTATCCTCACCAACAGCTATGCCTTTTGCCGAAGAATCTTCAGCGCTTGAAAGATTTTGAACGCCCATACCTTTGAAGCTAAGCTCTGTTCTCTCCAAGTTTGCGTTGCTTATTAATCCATCAACTATCCCGTCTGCGCCCAAAAAGCCAGAATTTGGTTCGCTTGCTTTTTTTGTAGTTCCATCTGCATTTAATGGATTTTTATGCCAAGGCATAAAATTCAACCTCTCTCCAGACCTTCTAGTTACTGTGAACGCGAATTGATATGTAAAAATACCTGGCTCAGTTGCCGTTTCATTATATGAAAACGAAGTAAAGAATCCTCTAAATATCTCACCTTGATAATACATATCTATTGAGGTTGCAAATGTTGCTAGGGATGGTGGCAAGGAAAATGTTTCAAAACTTTCTTCTTCAAATGGCTCTCTAAAGGCATCCATAATACTAGATGCCCCACTTACAACTCTAGAGCCAAGACCGCCAAGTGCTGCATCTATTATCCCAAGGCCAGTAACTGAATCACTAAGAGTTCCGCCTCCAGCTGCCTTAACCTTGTTTCTAAGCTCTTCATCTGCTCGTCTTCTATCGAGCATATCTCTAAATTTTATTTGCTCATGTCTATAAATATCCCTAAGTATATTTATTCCCTCTATACCTGCAGAGCCAGTTGTACCATTCGCCGTAATTTTTGTAAGCTCCTCACCCCAATATTGCACGGCATAACCGCCCTTGGTCATAGTTGGTTTTATAAGTTTTTGTTCATTTATTGCAAAACTTTGAGGATTAAGATACATAACCTTTACTTCTCTTTTAAATACCTCACCATTCTCAAGGTGTTCATCCTTAGAATATACAGGCAAAAAGAACATAATAGTATTTCGCTGCTGATGAAAGCTTGAATTTATTTGTCTCGTAGCCATCTTTACCTACCTGTTCCACCCTTCGCTGCTCTTGCATCCCTTGCAACTTGCAATATATCTTTTGCATTTTCTGAAAATGATATTGTTAACTTCTGTGGCTTATCCAAATAAGCAACAAGCTTGTCAATTGCTGTTTTTAAGTCTTCTCTTTCGCCATCAGTGCCAGCGCCTTTTTTATCAGAGCCCTTTTTTCCTGGCATTACCCTATCTAAGAAATCATCATTTTGTTTTTCAACTGCCTTCTTCGATTTTGCTGCAGCAGATTTAGATGCTGCTTCCTGCTCTGCATTCATTTTCTTTATAAATTCATCAATTCCTGTTCTAACCTTCTTTATAGTACCATCTTTATCCTCTGAATTAAAAGCTTCCTCTGTTGCTTTGCCTGCTGCAGAAATAGCATTTACAACCTTTTCTCCAATTTTTTCATCATAAATCCTTCTTACCTGCATCTTCATCATAATAGTTTGTTCCTCTAATGATGCTGCAGATTGAGATATTCCAATTCCCATTTTTTCTTGGATACTAAGCGTTTTGTCTTCAGCTTTTTTCTGCTCTTGTATCTGCTTTTCAAGACTTTGCGCTGTTTTTGTATCTCCCCTTGCATTTGCTTCATCTAATTTTGCCAACATTTCTAACGTCCTTGTTGCGTCAGCTCCAGATATCCCATATTGGCTCGAAAGCATTTGCTGTTGCATATAAAATGCATTTTGAAGAGAAGTATCTTCTGCAGCCTCCTTTACAGTAACAATATCTCCTCCGGTGAAAGATGCAATTGTATCCCTCATTCCCTTGACCATTTGTGATGCTATTTTTGTTTGATCTCCTGTTTTTTCTGCCTCTAACATTTCTGCTTGAAGCTGAATCGAAGTATTTAACATGCCACCACCTCCAGTTGCCCCGCCTATCTCCAGGCCACCTCTTTGAAATGTTAAGTATGCCAAACCATAATCTTCAGTAAGTTTGCCCAAGGCAGTTGAAAGAGATGTTGTTAATCCAAGTGCATTTTCAACTCCAAGGCCCATATCTTTTAAAGAATTTGTAAACCCCTTTAATATTGGAGTTCCAAACTCTGCTGACATTCCAAGTTTCTGGAAGTTATTAGCTGTACTCATAAGGGTTCTCGATACCTGATTTACATTTAAGCCAGTTTCTTTTGCGGTATCGCCAAATAAAGCAAATGTCTCAATAGACTCCTGCATGGTCATGCCCTGGCCCTTTACCATGTCATTTAAATTGTCAACATAATTTATTATTCCAAGGGCTTTATATTGGGCTGTCGCTGCAGCAAGAGCGCTTGTTTGACTTCCCGCAACACTTGTAGATTCAGACATATCCTTTAATGTTAGGTTTGTATTAGATACCGATCGCATAAATCGATCCATATCACCCATTCTTAAATTAACGCTTTTTCCAAACTCTGAAGAAACTGCGTTTCTCATTGAGCTTGTAAACTTTTCTGCATCACCTATCGATCCGCCATACTGCTTGCCTACATCAAAAATTGCTGCAACTTGCCTTCTATGACTAGCCGTTGTTGCGTCGATAGCGGCGGTCGTCTTGCCAAATAGGTCCAGGGCGTCTTTAGTAATATTGAGAGCGCCCTCACCGGCCTTAGCCATAAAGCCCATGGCCTTATTAAAGCCCTCTCCTATAAGAGGAATCTTATTAATGGCTTTGGTTGGAATGAACTCATCTAAAAGGCCCGCACTAGATTTTGTGAATTCGATAGTGCTCGTAATGCTTTTATTTAAATCAGCAAATGCACCAGTACCACTATATGCCGCATCAGCCACCCCACCTATAGCGCCTCCAGCATACTGAGCAACTTTCCCCATCTTCTGAAGAACTGAGGTTGCTTTATCTGTAGAGTCTTGTAATTTATCTGTTGCCGTTGTCTGATCTTTGATACTGCCGGTAGCTCTAGATATTTGCTCTTCGGTCTGCCTAATTTGCATCAATAGCCTGCCGCCGATCTCTAGATCATTTTGCTTGGCTACGCTAAGTGCGTTATATTGTCTTTTTAAATCACTAAGTCTTGCACTAAGGCTCATAATCTTACTTCTTTATAATATTTTTTAATCCACCAAAGTCTTGCGGAAGCCTCATTCTATCGCCAGAATTTTTAGGACTATTACTTGTATTATAATTAGTATTTTCATACTTTTTCTGAATCTGTTCGAGCACTTCACTAGATATAATCTGACCGTCTTCGATTCTCTTTTCAAACTCTTCGTTTGACATAAATCTTGAATCTCCTGCGGCATCTCTAGAAAGCCTAATTTTCTCTACGGCCTCTGCGTTCCAGAACGAAGCAAGATATTCTATAAAGTTCAAATTTTGGTCATACTGTTTATTTAAATCTAGCTGAACCATATTGGCATACCAGTGCCATTGAGCATCATTTATATTAGAAAATCTCTCATCGTCTACAGTGCATCCCCATACCTTACACAGTTCCCATCGGAGCCAGCTTTCTGGCTCCTTACTTATTTTTTTACAGTTTCTACTCCAACTAC